AGTCACGGAAAGTTTTTTAGTTCTTTGAGGGAAATCAAAAAGAGAATGAAACCTGGTGGGAGGCTCATAGGTATCATACCAGACTCAGAGAAGATCATATTTAGAACACCCTTTAAGGACCAGGTGGGTAATTTCTTCCTCATGAAGGGACATGGTAACGGTGGTTATGGTGAAAAGTTATTCGTACACTTGGTGGATACCCCGTTCTACGCCGATGGACCCAAGTCAGAGCCAATAGCCTACCGTGACCTCCTCGTGACACACTTAGAAGATATGGGATTTAGATTAGAACTCTGGGAGGGGCTCGCAGGCAACCCAATCTCAGAACTGTATAGCAAATTTATCTTTGTATATAAGAGATGATCGCGTTTATTATATTGATACTCGTGAATTTGGTAATACTGACACAGACCAAACAACCTCAGGCACTCGTCGAGGTCAAGGAGAAATATCGTATCCTCAGAGAACACCTCATTGAGACAAATAATGAGAAATTTCGCAACCTAAAACGTTGTGTTCCAATTACAGCTTTCTATCGCATGCGTGAATCCGTCGGCTACAATACAAACAAGGGGCAGGAGATTGCTGTGTGTCTCGATGGGTCTCCAAATGAAATCTTCCATGTCCTCATCCACGAGTTGGCTCACTGTACAGTTGAAGAGTATTCCCACTCAGATCAATTTTGGAACAATTACCTTGAACTCCGTGACATGTGTGTAAATTTGGGTATCTATGAAAAGATTCCAGAGAGAACTAAGTTTTGCGGACAGCACATTCAGGATAAATAATCTTCTTCCCACATATTAAATGAAGACCCCCTTTAGTGTCTTATTGACTGTAATCGCGTATTATCTAGTGATATATGGTATTACAGTCATACCTCATATGAGTAGTAACTATTACTTGAACTTAACTCTGATGACATTCATTATTCCAAATATTTTCCGTCATATTGTGGGAAGTGTGCCAAGACTTGCCGTTGATAGATTGTTTGTATTGTCGACAACAGTTATCGCGTTTTTGATTACATTTTTAACAAATAAACTTATGAGTGATACAAAGGAGGCGGTTGAGGAATATGGGAGTGACAGAAGCAAGACGCTTAAATTGAGTGCCTTGCTCATGACAGCATTCACTGTTGGTGCTTTAATTACCTATTATTCAGGTATTGATAATTCAATCTATTCAAATATGGGTTGGGAATCAAATCAGGGTTTCACAATGTAATTTTTTGCGATGTAGAAAGCCAATGCCGCAACCAAACCGGTTGAAGCCAAGCCAACCATACTTCGGTTTCCTTGTTCATTGAGAAACTTCGGAATTGAAGTAACGAGCTTGTCTTGAACTGGCTTAGACACAGCGATAGCTGCAGCTAACCCCGCGACGAGGGAAATCAACTGATCGTCTGTAAGGTTGAAAGGATTCTTACTTTCTGGCTCTTTTTCCTTGGTTTGGGGCATTGGAGCAAATCCACCCTGGGGGTTTGGCGCTGTCATCTGTGGCATCATACCCTGCATTCTGGGCTCATCCGTCATCATTGGGGGTTCCATCATGATATCATTAATTGGAGTAGAGTCCATCGTCTGTTTACTTTGACTCATATTTTTTTCAGGTTCGGAATTATCCACAAATGTCGTAGATTTATTGTCACCAAGTGGAACCATTCCATCCCCATTATCCGATAAATTCATGGTATTTATATTCGTAGCCATTTGATATATTCATATGTTTTTGAATTATATGAGTGACGCAGCCGTGCTATTTTGTCTTGGTAATTTTAAGATTTGTCTTTTTAGTTGCCTTTTTAGCATCATCCTCCTTCTGCTGGAGATACTTTGGATTGTACATTTTATGGTGAAGTCTCCAGAGGTCTGGACTCCCAACTCTAAAGTTTTTGCGTAAAGTTGCCTTGTACCAAAAGACACAATCTGTTATTTTATTGGATTTAACGGTGTTATCTAAAACTAAACACTCGTAGTTTTCAGTACAGGCGTCCATCACTTTACAAAACATATCAAAAGAAGGAAATATACCAAAAAAAGATTTATAGAGCTTTTCCCTGTTCTGTATGATGTTTTCCCTGAGAACAAACACGTAATCCACATTGGCACGCAGGGCTGGTGGGAGGTCCATCACATATTGCATCGTCAACATAAAAAAGATCTTCCAGTGTCGTCCGTTCATAAAACACTGACGAATACATGTATCCTTTAAGAACTTACTATCGTACATACAATCATCGAGAAGCATAAAAGCTCCACAATTGTTTTTACCTCCACCTATCAATTTTCTCTGTCTAGCCATTACCCTCTCTATTGCATCTCTGTCGTAATCACCGTACACGAAGAGATCGGGAATAAACTCCGAATAAAAATGATTTCCCTCTTCTGTACCAGACAATACAATTCCTGCTGGTAAATGTTTCTTATAGTACATGATATCTTTTACCAGCGTTGACTTCCCAGTATTACGCTTACCTACAAAGACACACACCCGATCGTCCGACATAGTCTCGGGTTTGAATTTCCTCAATTGAAGATTCATTCTACAGTAGTGTCCCGTTTTATTTAGCAAAATTTTACTCACATAATGTAGGAATGTCGGGTCGTTTAAGACTTGCCGCCACTGGAGTCCAAGACCAATGGCTCACAGGCGATCCACAGTTTTCGTATTTCCTGATGAATTTCAAGAGACACACGAAATTTGCAATTGATTATTTTGAGAACCAATTTGATGGTGACATAAATTTTGATAGTATAATAACTTGTCGTGTTCCGAGTGACAAGGGGGATCTCATTAAAAATATGAACCTGAAAATTACACTCAGCGATCCCACACCAGACACACCTGGCTTTAACGACTATTATTGGACACCCTCTATATTTTCACATCTTGTCGAATATGCTGAACTCATCATTGGTGGACAGATTATACAACGAATTACAGGTGAATACATTTATATGCATCAACAGTTACACAATACAAACGATGACACAACACAGTCGTTGTATTTTTTAAATGGGCATGGAAACTTTCTCACATACACAGGCGACTACACATATTACATTGATCTTCCGTTCTATTTTTATAGACACCCGAGTCTCTCTATACCAACGTGTGCACTCAGTAAACAAGAAGTTGAAGTTCGTATCAAAACAAGACCTTTATCCAAACTTGTATATGGTGGTGCAGCTGCAAATACAACTGCACGTATTAAAAAGATGTCCCTAGATGCAGAGTTTATCTATATTGAAAAAGACGAAAAGAACTTCATAATGTCGAGACCTGTCGAGTATGTCATTACACAACTTCAAATGTCACAATTCATGATGAAGCCTGGTGAAACAAAGCGTGCAGTTATGCTTAATTTTAAACACCCTGTACGAGAGCTTCTTTTTAGTTGTACCCCCAATGCCTTTTCCGAAACTGGAAATGCACCGAATGAGTACACAACAATAAAGAATGTGGAATTGCGCTTTAATAATGAAGTTGTTTTTAACGATTCCACAAAGTTTTTGGTATACGAACAAGCACTCCGTCACCACACAAATTCACCACTCGTTCTAAGCAGTTTCGCACCCGCATTTGGCGCAACTGTGTTAAAATCTGATTTTGGGGTGTATAGTTTTTCACAAAATCCAGAACTACACTATCCCACTGGACAGGTAAATATGAGTCGTATAATACATAAACTATTTACCATTGAAATAGAACCACGTCTATCAACATATGAAAATGAAGTTCATGTATACGCCATAAATTATAATGTACTTCGTTTTGAAAGTGGATTAGCCGGGTTAAAATTTTAGATTGTTATATTAGTAATGGCTGGTCGTGTTCAGCTTGAAACATCTGGACCCCAAGACAGGTATTTTACCGTCGATCCAGATTACACACACTTTCTCCAGAGTTTCAAAAAGCATTCGAACTATTCAACAGAGCACGCCTACTTAGATCCCGAGAATGTGGCGGATTTTGGAAAAAAGGTAAAGTTTATAATTCCCCAAAACCAGGGTGATCTTTTAAAAACCCTGAGTGTTAAAGTAACATTGCCAGCACTTAACTCTGGTAACATTGGATATATAGAATCAATCGGTCACGGACTCATTGAATATGCTGATATCATGATAGGTGGCGAAGTCATACAGAGAATTCCAAGTGATTATTTACAAATATATTCAGAACACAATGTAACACAAACCAAACAAAAAGCACTTGAAAAGTTGATAGGTAAATATTCACTTAGAACATCTGCGGTTCCGGTGGCTAATCCAACCATTATTGGTTTTTTGGGTCCATCAACTTCAGAACAAGAATATTTCATTGATATTCCATTTTATTTTTATAATAATCCAAAACTTGCGATACCACTATGTGCGATTACAAAACAGGAAATTGAAGTCGAAATAAAATTAAGAGATTATACCCAAGTCATTGTTGACACATCCACTGGAAGTTATGCACCACTGACGTATGTACCAAAAATAGTAGATTTTCAATTATGTGCCGAAATTGTTTTTGTTGATATTTGTGAACGAGTAAAAATAAAAACAACAAAACGTGATTATATAGTCACACAAATTCAACAAAATACATTTGATGTTGAAAAGAATGTAAACACTGGTAAATTTAAATTGAGTTTTATAAATCCTGTAAAAGAACTTTACTTTGTTATTCAGCGTCAGGGTGTTACACCATTTGACTATGATAACACCCTCTCAATTTCAAATGACAAATTAGTTCTCTATGAAAACCTGGATTACCTCAAGTTGTCATTCGACGGGGAAGATATAATTACAAACGAGACGGGGAATGTTATCATGCTAAAGGCGGTTCAGGGGGCTATTCATCATTCAAAGACACAACTCATTCGCCGATTTTATTCGTATAGTTTTGCTTGTGAACCCGAAAAATGGTATCCAACTGGACAAATCAATATGAGTATAGTGAAAGAACAGATTCTTAACCTAAGTATGACACCATGTGTAAACTTTGCAAGACAAATACGAGTTTACGCACTCAGTTATAACATTCTTCGCGTGTACAAGGGAATCGCCGAAACACTTTTTAATTCGTAATAGTAAAGATGAAGACAGGATTTGGAGAATCATCCGGTGCATATGAAGATGCTCAGGCAAATGCTTTAATTGGTATATTGACACCTGTACTTGAAAAAAGTATGATTTTCGCATGTGAATATTCCAAGGCGTGTGGACGCACCGCAGTTACGGGCGAGGATATGGAATATGCCATCAAATATTGCGCTATGTATAAAGTCGGTGAAAGTATCGGTACTCTCTTCCCAGAAATTTACAATGATGAGACTTCTTCGGACGAAGAAAGTATCGAAGAGTTGGAATCAGAAGATTGCCCCCCTTTCGAGAGATACACAGGAGATGAACAAGTTTTCAAAGATATGAATGACGCCTATGATCGTTGGGACTCCTGGCAACCACAAAGTCCGGTAGAAGAGATGTTAAAAAATGCTATTAATAGTAATGAGTACATCGGATCCGGAGGGGTGGACAATTTCTGAATACAGGTCATTCAGGGCACTTGGTGACGATGACACTGATTCAAGTACCGATGGAGATTCTTCAGACGATGAACAACTTTTTTCAAAAACAAAAACAAAGACAATAAGGAAGAAAAAATTTAAACGTATCCAGGAAGAAGAACTCCTACCAGAATAATTTTCTCGGGGTAATTTAAAATACTCATCATGGACGCTGCGATTGAAACCGTCAATCTCGTGACACAAGAACTCGAAACGCAATCACTCAATGCGATTGTCGCCGGCTTCTCCTTTGCCGCGGCCCTCAGCTGGAACGACCTTGTTCGTTGGACCATCCAACAACTCATCCGCGTGCCAAAGAATGGCGGTACCCAGTACACTCTCACTGCTATTTTGACCACTTTGTTGTCCATCGCGGTTTACATGGTTATCTCGCGTATCTCCACTCGTGTCAGCAAGCCAGCGCAACCAGTCTTCGCGATTACTCGCTAAGTCTCGGTTTACGTCTTGTCAACATAAGAAATACTATACCGATGAACGAAACTATCATTATAGGTAGTATTTGATTCCATCTATAAGGATTCTCAAATTCAGGAATGCTTACAGGTGGTGGCAGAGCCTTTTTAACAACGTCAGGTGAAACTTTTGGTAACCCCTCGAGTTTATCAGTAGAACACGTAATTTCAAATTTTAATATATGATCTTGATTTCTAAAATCATATGGAATAAGTCTCCCATGACTCATGTAGAAAAACTCGACCTGAATGTCTCGTATAAACTTTTGTGGTCCTCTGTGAAATTCATGTGAAAGTGTGTCATCTGAACTGTGGTGATTTATCACATCTGTACCATTCAATAATATGTGACCTGTATAAAATGGCGTTGACGAATATACAGTTTTCGTAAATTCATCTGATCCAGCGGTCAAACGTAAAATAAGTGAATTTGGACCTTCAAGATTTATATACCCAGATGTTAAGACATTACTCGTAGAAGATGCATCTTCAGATGAAAATCCCAAAATTTGATGAGGCGTTGTCACAGAAGATATATTACTTGTGTAACCATTTGTCCCCGAATAAAATTGAAATGTAAAATC